TCCTAGATTTCTTCGGTTTCAAGCCCACGAACATTTTCACATTCATTAGAAACTACCGCCATTTCCTTACCGTCCCCATCTAGAAAAGCTTCGTAAGCCGCTTCTTTACTCTCAGCTTCCACTTCCCAAGTAGAGATTCTATCAATGGTTTCTCCTACCCAATGGTTTACCGTAATCTTGAACTTAGGCATTTCGGTTTCCTCTCTACCAAGTATCAGGGGAAGGGTAATCGGCCAGATACTTTTCAAGCTGATCAGGATTGCAGCCTAGACCAACTTCCTGGCCGTTAGGCATGATTCCAACGTATTCATTACAATTGGAATCGTAGAAAATGCAACCCTTGTCAATCAAGAGAACAAGAGCCTTGTGAAGCGAAGGATTCAACTTGAAAGTCATTTTCATTTCTCCTAGTCTAGTGAAGTTTGTAGGCGATAATGTCAATGTCGGTATCCCAACAGGCGCGACAATCGCCACAAGTTTTCTTGTCTTTGTTCGTAGTAGCTTCGCAAACGTGGACGTTCTCAGCCGTAATTTCCGAAGGGTCGGAAACTACGAGAGAAATACCGCCAACAGGCTTGCGTCCGTTAGTGTGATTCTGGAATTCGTTTCCGATATCATCCGAAGAACAGCGAACCGAAACGTTAGGAAGGGAAGCCATTTCTTCAAGGATCACGCGCAAGTTAACATGCTTATAGGCGCGAGTAGGAAGCCAATGCTTAGTATCAGGAGTAAGCTTCATAACTTCGAGGATTTTCTTGGCGAGTTCGATAGAGTTGATATCGCCCGAATCGAACCAACGAAAGTGATCATTCTGAGCGATAGCCGTAACCATGCGAGAAACCCAAGATTCAGTTTTGGAATCGATTTCGCGGGATTCCTGAGCCTTCTGAACGTTACCAAAGCGATAGCGGCCTTTCATGGCGTAACACTTCGCGCAAACGGGAACCGCTTCGCCGCCAAGGGTCTTAGCAAAGGGACAAGTCACGCCAGCGCGAGTTGACCAACTAGGGCAAGGCATCTTGCCAGGAGCGGAAAGTTTCGCGTTTTTCTGAGCCTTCGTCATTTTGGAACCTTTCTTGAAGTGAAACCCTTTATCTTGTTATCGACCATATTATAGCGATTCTTGAGCCTTTTGTCAATTCGATAGGTGCTGTAACTTCTTTGGTTCTAACGATTTACAACTAATTTGCAACTGGCGTATTTTCAGGGACTTGTAACTCCTTTGTTTGCAGTAGGTTGAAAATAAAACGGGACCAATCTCACTAGGAGACTGATCCCGTATCTTACATGATTTCAAACACTTAAGTACCTACCTTTTACGGCTGGCGAACGTGTAAGTCCTAGTCAATAAAGGACTTGTATTCATCCTCATTGTAGAGCTTCCAAGCGATAACCTTAACCTTGGGCCATGCGGGATAGTTGCGAGTGATTGCTTTCTGAATATCCTCAATCGAAACTTTCTCTCTTGCTTGGAAATGGACAGGACGATCACAGATCCAGATTCCAGAATCATCGGACACTATAAAGCTTTGTTCTTTACAGTATACGACACGCTGAACATCGTACCCCCAAGGCTCTCCTGCCGTTACCTTGAAGCGGAAGAATCCGACCTGATGCTTTTCCCTCTGGAAACGCTTCTTGTTTTCGGGGATCTCCATCGGATCGATATCGTCATACATTCCTGCGTACTCGGAAGCATAGTTCTGCTTGATATTCGCATTGTAGTAACGTCCGATTGATCGGCTGTTAACGAACGATTCGAAAGTCTCCTTGCTCACGTTGTAGTAATCGTAAACGCGATCACTCTTGAAAATGATACGAAGCGTGTTTGTAGTTGAGAAGTACGCAACCTTTCGGATTACGGACGATTCTAGATCGTCAATGTTTGTCAGAATCCATTCTAGATCGTCAATGTTTGTCAGAATCCATCCTGATCTTTTACGCATGTGTTTCTCCTTCATTCAATTTTGGTTTAAGGAAGTCGGTATCGACCACTTCAATTCCATACGTCCAAGCACCATACGCCAGAGCTTCCCAACTACGCCACTTTCCATAGCGCACCAGCAAGTCAATGTAGATTCCCATCCATTCGGGACTGTGAATCGCAATGGTGCCATTGCGGACCCTTGCCTTGAGCTTAGGGTGATTCTCGGCAATGTAGTGCGCGACCTCATGAAACAGAATCGGGGGACTCATCCAGCAGCCTTCGGGAATAACGATCTTAGTACAATCGTCATTCAGATAGGCAGCCTTAGTGTCTCGCCAACGTAGTTCGGGCATCTTGAAAATGCCATAGTCCGCACACGCTTTCGCCGCAGTAGCAAACGCATCTGCCTTGGATGCAAATTCCGCATCTTCGTAAAACAGAATTTCGTTTTCTTCCCACGCATAAGCCTTAGCTTTCTGATAGTCTCTCATATTTACCTCTCTAAGTAAACTACGATTCCCACTTGCTTAGTTCATTTTTGACAATCGTTTTACGGTTTCGAATGCTGTCAAGTTCATCAAGGAGTCTCTTTTCCTCTGCCATCAAAGAATAAAAATCATTCTTGAGAGTTTTCCTCTTGTGTTCCTTGACGTACCATTCATGGGTTTCGAATGCTGTCAAGTTCTTGAGAGTTTTCCTCTTGTGTTCCTTGACGTACCATTCATGAGCAACTTCGGTGAAGTTATACCAGTCAATGTCACTTCCGTTTAAGAAGAAAGAATGGATCGGCTGTCGCTCATGAGTAACCTTCTTATCCATCACGACAATAACACAAAGATTCTTTCTCTGTAAATTAGGATAGATAACGTCCAGAGTATATTCATGGAATGCACAAGAGAAAGTCGCGGGACTAGCATCATTGTGATTATCTTTCCAATTCAGTTCAGCTTTTTCTACTCTACTCATTGCAATCCTCCCAAGACCTGATCGGTTCGTTTTCAATGTAGTTGTAATCCTCTACGATTCTCTTTGCAATTTCAAACATGATTTCAAACATGTCCTTACGGGCATGTTGCTCGTCCTCACTCAGATCATCGTCACCAAAATGATCCAGACAATCCTGCAAGTCAGCAGAAGTATTCTGGAAACGACAGTAACCCATATTCATCCGAAACCTCACTTGTTAGTAACATGGAAAGGGAAGGGCCGTCACTTGAGGCGCGGCCCTTCCCAATTGATTAGACGCAACCGCCGCAACAACCCCAAGGGATCTTTGCATTGATCATGTCCAAAACTTCAACCCTAAGATCGTAATCCTTCGGGAAGTCCTCGGGCCATTCGGAAACAGACCAAGGACCAGAATCTACATGCTCCTTCCAATCAGCATCAAACCACACAGCACCACCAGAACACAAGCAGTAATTGGGGAAATCGTATCTTACTCCGTCCACGATAACCGCTAAGTCACCTGAACACAAGTTAGGAAATGCACCATTGTACTTTACTTCGATTTTCATTAGGATTTCCCCCTTCCAATAGTCTTAACGGGACCAAACAACTTCACGCAATACGGTATCTACGATCTGGTAATGCTCATGATAGGATTCATCCCCTGCGATATAGTCCATAGCTTCCTCTCGGGAAGCGAAAGCACCCTGAAAATCATCCCATCCACCAAAAGGATAGTAAGTCTCAAACGAAAAAACTAGATAACGCATTGTGTTCTCCTACTTGTTTCGAATCTTGTTAAGAAGATCCATCACTTCGTTAACGCCCATCCAACCCTTGATAGTATCATGCTCATTTCCAGGGAAAGGAATCATGTTTCCATCAGGATCGAAAACGGCACATTCGGCATTCTTGCAACCTTTTGCGCCAGCTTCGCGGGAATTACCTTCATAATCCTCATGAGCCTTGTAATCCTGATTGTCGCAGTAATTGAAGGGACCAAACTGGACAGACACGTACCAACCATTTTCGAAAGTGATTCCGAAACCCTTACCTTGAGTAATTACAAACTCGCTCATTACCTTCATTTCGAAACGCTTCATCGGCGTATCTCCTTTGTTTGATTGACTTACAAGCGAGATTATGACACAATTCTCTAGTAGTGTCAACAACTTGGAAGCCAATATTGGAAGTTTATTCCCTTACAAACAAAGCAGTTACAAAAAAGTCCCTAACTCCATGAGAGTCAGGGACTTAATTGTATTGTGTTGAAAACAAAGGAGTTAGTCCTCGTCTGGTTCATGTAGTTTCGGCTCAACCTTTGTTTTCTTCGTAGGAGTCGATTTTACGGGCTCGGGTTTTGGTTCAGGAATCGAATTGATATACTCAACCAACTGCTTCACCACGCCAGTTACGTCATGCCCTGTACGAATTGTGCGCTTTGCTCTTTGCAAAACTTCTTCCTTAGTTAGTGCCATAGTAATCTCCTATAGGTTTAAGTGATATCACTACCGCTTAACTAGTCGCGTTCCTCTAAGAAATCGCAAACTTCCTGATTCCAAGCTAGCCAACGGGTAGGCGCGTCATTTTCAAAGTAGAACATGTTATGCTCTATGGCAAAATCAAAATGGATGGAAGGAAGCTTCTGAAAGTCCTTGAGTAATTCAATCGCTTCGTCCCTGCTTAGGAACATGTCAACGTTATCAACCTCTTGAGCAGCGAGAAGTTCTTGTAGCTCATTGATCCTAGCAGACTGATGGAGCAGTATCTGCGCATCAAGGCGCAGTTCCTCTCGCTGACCTTCAACAGTATCCCTATGAATGTCACGCTCGATACGCGCCACTTGTTTTAGATTCTGCTGTCTGTGAGCCTCATCGTACCACCACTCTGTTTCAGCTTCAGAACCAAGCGGATGCATGAGAGGGCAATGGAATTCGTCCTCACAGTTACAAAGAACGGGATAGTGAGCCTCACGATTATTAATCCATTCTTCTCTGCCGCACTTATGACAAACATATAACCTTCTACCTTTAATCATTACGAAACCTACTTTCATTGTTAGTTACCTTTCGGGAAACTGGACCCCGCTTTGACCTTGCGGCCATTCAAGCGGATAGGAAGGGTCCGACAGATTTAACTCTTTTGTTGGGCCTTGTGAAAGAAGTATCAAATAAGTTCCAGAGTTTCGGATTCGGGCTTGAGCAGCTTTTCGATTGCTTCAAGCTTCTCAAGGATCAGTTGATTCTGTCGCTTGAGTTTTGTGTATTGGTAAAAGTCCATGTTAGTATATCACCATACTTTCTTCACCATACCTTACAAGTATGGAATTTGAGTTTATGTCACCGTGGGACGATGCTATCTAAATCGTTGTCCCACAATAAATGTAGTTTTTCAGCTATACTTGTACATATAGTGGAGTAAGCACAAAAATGCCCCCGTCCACTAGAATTCAAGCGTTGCCGAATTGTAGCAGATAGGGGCATGAGTGTCAATACTAAACTGTAACTCTAATGATTGCATGGGCTTACGCCTGTATTATAACACCTTTGGAAGTTGAAAATGAGTGCTGGTCAAAAATTGACTTAAGGACTTACTCGCCAAATAACTTTTTTCCCATTCGCGGCGAAACCTTACAGCCTTAGCCAATAAACTAATGCCAGAGTGTGTTAGCCCATGAACGTGTCGCAACTACAGCTTGGTTTATCTTTGTGTAAGTGGGGATAGACTAGCTGGTGAAACCAATTGTGTAAGGTGCGCGAATGATCCTGTAGTATGCCCATAGTGTACTTGCTATAGTAGATACCTAACGCACTAGCTATGATCTTGCATTCATCTTCTGTAAGGTCCATGTTATGAATGACTTGACCCGTGTTTGTTTGTGTGAGTTTTGCCATTGATTCACTACCTTTCTTTAGTCTCTTGATTCAAAAGTCGTGCCAGTTCTAAAACCTAAAATCGTCATCGTCCCATAGCAATGAGAGTGCCACACACATCAAAATCACGATAAAAAGCCCACAACCTTTCGCTAGAATGTCAAAACTTTCTATGTTATCCCCATTTTAGAATCGTAGGAGAGCCTAAGAGCATGTAGAGTACCCGCAGGAGCCACAAATCCAACAGCCCGCTTCTTTTCTATAAGATAGAGCATTACATGTCGGGCAGGGGAGTGTTACGTCTTTATCACTATCGCCATTGGTGGGCGCGTCCCCGTACTGTGCCAGCCATGCGCGAAGCATTAACGCTATAGCATGGGGACCAGACTTAACATACACGCTTTTGGTATCGTTGTCAAGAGTGTTTTCGTCAAAATACTTGTGAATGTGGGGTTGACTTGGGTTCGGTGCTAGCGTATGTTCTAAATCCTTGGGCCACTTGACCCACAAACCGCCAGAGCTGTCACTTAGTTTCTCGAATGATTTAATGATAAAGTTGATCTGATCGGTCCTTGGCATTACTGCTGAGAGCATCTTAGCTAGGGCTTTGATCCACACTTCAGCTTCGCCTCCATCGTTTTGAGCAATGAATACTTCAAAAGGATGATCTTCTCTATCTCTATCCCTGTTTATGGTGACGTATAGCTTGCCTTTGCCTTGTTTGTATTCCATGCTGTAAGTCTCGCCTGGAAGATTGAAGGGTCTTTGTGCTTTGCCTTGGGGCAATAGTTTTGTCTTAGCTCCATTATCCTTTTCTTCCGATCCAAGATTGATGATGCTGTCCATCTTTGGATTGTAGCGGTACAATGTCATGCCCTTACAGCCCTTTTCGTATGCATACAGATACAAGTCCTTAAAGTCTTGGTAACTATAGGACTCTGGCACGTTGATCGTCTTGCTTATGCTCTGATCAACGTACTCTTGAAACTTCGCTTGAACCTCAATATGCGTCTTTGGGTGAACGTCTGCTAGCACTTCGAAGTTGCTTAGGTCAAAACCCTTTGATTGCATCCATCGATAGGCATAATCGATGACTTCTTCTTCTGTCGTTTCGTTTGTCTTATGATCCAAAACCTTGCGCGTGTATTTGTCCTGCCATACTGGTTCGATGCTGCTTGATACGCAATTAGCTTCAATAGCAATCGTGCCTGTTGGGGCAATACTCAATAGGTGACTGTTTCGGATGCCGTGTTCTGCAATGCCTTCCCTTATGTCTTTGTGCAATCCCTTGACATACTTGCTTTCTAGATACTGCTCCTTATCGAAAAGTGGGAAGCTTCCCTTCTCTTTGGCTAGCTCAATGCTTTCAAGATAGGCTGTATCTCTTATGATGCCCATAATGGAGTCAATGAATTCCATGCTTTCTTCTGATCCATATTTCATGCCAAGCATATTAAGCACCGAACCAAAGCCCATGATGCCAAGCCCCATTCTACGCTTTGCTAGTGCTTCCTCTTTCTGCGCTTCAAGCGGATAGATCGCCTTATCAATAACAGCATCGAGAAAGCGCACCATGTATGGCACATCTTCCGATAGCATGTCAAAATCAAACTCGATGAGTTCATCGCTTTCGATCATGTAAGCCGCAAGGTTGACACTCCCCAAAAGACACGCGCCATATTTCGGCAAAGGCACTTCACCGCATGGGTTAGTTCCGTTAATCTGTTCGCAATAATGAAGGTTGTTAAATTGATTGATTCGATCCAAGAATACGACTCCTGGCTCTGCGAAGTCATAGGCGTTTCTCGATATCCTGTCCATGACCTCTTGCGCCTTGACTGTTTCATAGGTTTCTTCTCCAAATTCGAAAGTCCAATTCTGATCCTGCTTGAGCCTTCTCATGAACTTGTCGTTTAGGTCAACGCTGACATTGAATTGCGTGAATCGCTCATTCTCTTTGCCGCGCTTTGCTTCAATGAAGTCTAGGACATTAGGATGCGCTACGCTCATGATGCCCATCTGTGCGCCACGACCACCACCACCACGCACAACCGTTTTCGTCATGGTGTCGTAGATATCCATAAAGCTTAAGGGTCCGCTGCTTTGTCCGCTCTCACCTACTACCGCTTCGGCTGGACGCAATGTAGAGAAGTTGTAGCCCACGCCCCCACCAAATTTCTGCGTTACGGCTGACTCGCTTAGGACACGAAAAATGCCTTCCATGCTGTCGGGTATATCGTCCATCATGTAACAGTTAAATGCTGTTACGTTTTTGCCCGAACCGATTGCAGATTGAATGCGTCCACCTGGGACAAACCTAAACGAGCTTAAGCATTCTCTTTCGTAACTATGCTTTCTTGCCCAATCAGGATTTAGTGTCTTAAGCATTCGTTCCCATGTATCCTCAATGCTATTATCACTCTCTGCTTTATACTTTGATCGCCAAATTGATTCGCTGAAACTGTTGTTAAAATAGTTGCTCAATTTTCAATCTCCTCTATCTCTGTTTTGATTATCTTCCTATTTGCTTTGTAGTCTATGCGGCTTTGTTCCTCTTGCTTATGACTTTGGATTTTCTTTAGGGCGCATTCTCTTTCAAAAGTCCACCAAGCTTCATCATAGTCACTAAAATACCTCCATATGCCAAACCTCTTATATTGAGGGTAATACTTTTTCTTTCCATCGGCTCTTGTTTTGACGTTGATTCGATATTTTCTCATAACCTACTCCTTTATGATTCGTTCATAGAAAGAGAGAAGCATTCTCTCTACTGGTACGCAGTAGGGACAACGCTTCTCACTTAACATATTTGTTTGTTCTTCGTAGCCACACTTAGGGCAATAGTATTTCGCTACTTCTTTTCGTCCTTCATTCGCTTTTTGCATAACCTTCTCCAAAACTTTGATCGAACTTTCTTTTTGGAAGCTTTGATTTGTGCTGGTCCTTTGATGCGTTTCTTACTCAATATTCAATGATCTCCGTTTTTATGGTTGCTCTGTTCTTATCCACTTCTCTACAATAGTCAATAGTTTTCTTTGCAACTGCAAGAGTATTTCCTGATTGTTTTAAATCTATCCAAACGTTGTTCCAATGCATTTGAGCGAAATACCTATGACCTACCCGCTTGATTCTGTATTGATTTTCCATAACCTACTCCATTTCATACGTTACAAAAAGCTTGAAATCAAATGCTGTTTTGCACTTGGCACATAGAGCATGATAATTGAACTTCGCATAAATGCTCTTGGCATCATCACCAATTAACTCGGCTGGTCCTGCTTGATTCACATTCTTGCTTCGACTCATTATCCATTCACGCTCACACTCTGGACATTTGATTTTAAATGTCGAGTATTCTTCACGCTTTATATGGTATGCGTTCTCGTTCATATTTACCCTTCAATTCAAAACCGTCATTGTACGCAAACTTAATATAGTGATGATCCAAACAACAAAATGCTTCGAATTCTAAGCCCTGCGAAGGTTCGCAACAGCACCACTCCAAGGGATTCTTACACTTTCTGCATTGTGCATCGTCAACTAATTCTTCAAAGTGATAGATTTTGTTTTTCCTTGGGATCATTATGCCTCGGTTACTAGTTCAATACTTAGATCACCTTCCGATTCCATTTCATCGTATTTTTCATACGCCCACTTCATCACCGTTTCAAGTTTGGTATCCTCATCGTAAATCTTGTGATATGTTCCATAGTCAATAGTAATGATCGCAATAATGCTCTTTTCTACTGGCATAATATCCTCTACTTTCGCGTTCATGCTCATACGTTCTGAACCATCGTTTGATCTAATATAAACACCCATGCTTATAACTCCGATTTCTATTCTTTTCGTGCTTCGCGTTGATCGCTTCTTCGACCTCTTGAGGATCAAAGAATATCTTGCTAAAATCACCTAGCCTAATATAGATATCGGCCAATTCTTCTAGCTTTGCTTCTCGGCCTTTGTCTTTTCGATCTGCCTCTTGTAGTTCTGTGATTTCACTCACAATGAGCAAAAGCTTTTCAGAGAAGTTTGGTTTTGGATCTTCATGAAAACCTTTTTCATCTGCAATCGCATAAGATGTATCGATCAATTCAAAAACCGTCATTGGTAGTTCTAAATTTATGTAACCTGTGTTTGCTTCCATATTAAACCCTCTCTTTTTTAGTTTTAACCTTGCCACACCTGACACATTCCTTGAATTGAATCATGTAGCTATACACAGGATAAGAATCTTCCTTTGTATGTCCTGGGTTATATACATCTTGCCTTCTAGGTTCACTCCACTTTTTCCAGTTGTGAAAACAAAAACCAAACATATTAACTCCTAACGTTTAATAAGGATACTCGCTTGGTAGCGGTCTGCGATAGACGGCCTCATCGTCAATGTACTCGAAACTCTTTTCTCCATCGGGGACACCAAGGTTTACATAGGTTCCAATGCTGTTGCCCACGAAGCACGTTAGGAAATCATTGTAATCATCGATGATCTTACCTTGGAAGATATCGCCCTTTTGTGCGCGTTCCACTAGTTCGGGCCACGCATTGAATGACGCACCGACTGTTTCCCAATTTCGTGACTTCTTGTATGTGCCATAATGGGGAACCAAGTGATCACCGTTTGTTACTAGGTGTCCGTCCTTGCCACGTTTGAACTGAATCACTTTTCCTATGATCCATTCGGTTGTCTTGAGAATATCCTCAACGTTCTCGGGATGCACAAGCGCATCATGCTCGGGTGCTATGTCCCACCAACCATGCGTAGGTCTGTGATCATCAAGGAACACTCCTGCTGCTTTGGTTTTGGTAAGGAATTCGTCAATGTCCTCAAGGAACGTGCGGATTCTATCGTGATCAATCTTGTACACGAAAGCTTGACTCTGCACTTCATCGTCCCAAGGATTCCAATCAATCGGCATTTCATCCATGCCCAACTCGGCTGGCGTTCTTTGCCAACGTCCAGGGCCTTCGTAGTGATGAATTGCAAACATATTGAAGTACACAACACACTTGGCCTCAAGCTCTGGTTCTCTATTCCATATGTGCTTGTTAAATATGTAGGGAGTCACGATGATCAGATCAAACTCCCTTGCAGCTTCAATGCAAACTGGATTGTCTGCGTTCCCGCCTGTCAATGTGATGCATGTTTTATACGCCATTACTGTTTACTCCCATCGGGTACGTTCACATTTACCATTCTTCCCGCTGGCTCTTTTCCGATTGTGACTAGTGTGTATTGTGTGCCGTTCTGCGTGTAAGGTAAAACGTGAACTTCGTTATCTAGTGCTTGCTGGATTGCTTCCTCTAATGCTTCGGGTCCATCAACCACGTGTACTGTTACTTTAGCCATAAATCACTCCTTAGTCATGGTTGCGTAGTAGTTATCGAGCCATTCGTTCATGATTGCTTCGCTCTCAAACCAAAACTCTACCAAGTGAACCGCATCATTCGGATACGTGATCTTGATTGTCAAGTCTCTTGGCAGAATCAATTTCGCTTCCTTTTTAAGTAGCGGCCAATTGTTTTTGAACCACACTTTCAAGTGAGTAAATAGTTCAGGGTTCTCTTGGCTCTCAAGGTGAGGCTGATAAAGATCACCGTGTTTCTTGAGTTTCCCACCATCACGAAGTCGGCACACAATGACTTTCGCGCCTAGCTCCATGCCGATTGTCTGGTAGAAGCTGATCTCTCCTGCGCGATATGGTCCCCCGTCAATCAACACATGCTTCGATCCCTCTGCGAATCCTGATCGAATCTCGCTTCGCATGATCTCGCGTATCTCACGCTCACTTCTTTCGGTGTTCTGTTTCATCCAAGGATTACGCGAAGGTGTCACCACGCGAATATCACTCTCCGAAAACAGAACGTCCTTAAGATAGTTTACGAAGGTTGTCTTTCCGATAGCGGGACTACCGTTGACAGCAATGATATAGTTACCTTCCATTGTCGCGTCCTTTCAAAAAGTCTTTCAACTTGTCCTTGCCATGCTTCGTATTGCTAGGCTCGGTCAAATCCACTTGTTCGTTAGCATCCATGTAGTCAGTCTCACTCAGCACTTCAATGTAAGCCGTAGCTGTATCCATGAGCGCGTCCATGATTACGCCATCCCTGCCAGCACGATTCTTGGCAATGAAGAATGACGCTTTGTTGTTTCGCTTCTCATCGATAGAGCGTTGAATGCTAATGATCACATCGGCCACTTGTGCCTTCGCATAGCTCTCGCTAATGTCGGCCAGAGTCACGAAGGCTTTATCCATGCTGGAACGATTGGATTGTGAAGCTGTCCAGATCGGGATCTTGAGTTCAACAGCCATGCCCCTGAGTGATTCGTAAATGCTCTCAAGCTCATGACGCTTTTCCTTGAAACGCGCAAGCGGCTTCATCAAATCAGCGTAGTCAATCAGAATCACATCGGGAACGAACTTCGTTGTCTTTAACTTTGCGATATGCCCTTTGATTGAAGTGACAGAAGCCCCCTTGGTAGGGAACTGCTTAATGATCAAGCGTCCCACGTTGGGCTTAATCTTCTCTAGCTGTTTACCCACTACCAGAGGGCTTTTGTACACTTGATCTATCGGCATGTTACATACGCGAGAGTCCATGCGAACACCGACTTGGGTTTCGGATAGCTCAAGTGTATAATAAACCACGTTCAGCCCTGCCATCATTGCACCATAGGCAATGTTCACAAGAGCCATTGACTTTCCAACTCCCGTTGGAGCTAGAATACATCCAAGCTCACCAGAAGATAGCCCACCACCAAGGATACTATCAAGGGGAGAACCCATGCCCGTAGCGATAGGGTTTCGCATGATTTTCTGATTGCGGCTATCCAAGTCCTCAAAGTATACATGTCCTTGATCCCTTTCTTGTCCAGCCATCAATGCTTCCTGCATGAGACTGAATATCTCATCGTACTTTCCACGCCCAAGCAAGTCAACCGAATCCATGAGAGCATTCTTCATTGCTTGGTTCTTGCAGAACTCAATGCTCTTTTCCTTGACGTACTCGATCTCAGTTCCATCAGACTTTTGAATCGTCCTGAGAATTTCGATCACTTGATCACGCATTGGCCCTTTGCCTAGATCCTCATTCACCCAATACTTCAGCACTTCCATTGAGGGAAATCGCGCCTTACCTTCAACGTTCTCTTTCAGGAAGTCGAAGATCGTAGCATGCCCTTCGCTTGAAAAGAACTCAACGTCTAGGATATCAAGGATCTGCTCAGAGTATGCGGTATCAATGATCAACGCATGCAGAACATTGGTCTGGAAACTGTCCTCTCCGAATATGCTGAAGTCTTGATTAGCCATGTAAAACGTTCCCTTCATCGGCCATGTGTGAGAGTGTTGTCATTGATTCCATCGGATCTTCCTCTTCCGCACCTCTATGGAGAGAAAGATCACGCCTATTCTCTAGCTCTTTGAGTAGGATCAAAAGGCTTCGCGCTTTCTGTGGGTGCAAGCCCCTATTGTCATTATTCAAGATCCAATTCAAAGGCTCACGTACCGCTTCAATGTCTGGATATCTCATGAATCCTCCTGAGAGAGTTTGTGCTGTAGCACCTTGAACGGAAGCAGCCAAGAATCGAAGTGTTCGATAAGGCGCATTGCCCCATCTTGAATGAACAGCATCCGAAGCTGTAGCTTGCTGCACTTTAAGCCGTGATTCATATCAGCAAGCCAATCCTTGAAGCGGTCAAAACAGAACAAGGGTATATCAGGCTCAATCAACTGGATGATCTTGTAATTGGCCTCGATAAGTTCTGGATCTTCCACAACTCTTGTGATTGCCTTGAAGGGTCGCTTGCTAGTCTCCGCTTGCTCCTTGCTATACGCAATGATATCCTTCGGGAACTTTCTGTCTGATTCTGTCAATAGTGGGAATGACTTGATAGCAGACTTGAAGCCCACGCCCTGAATCCCATGAATGTTATCAGACTTGTCGCCCGTAATGGCGCGAAGCATTGGAAAGTTCTCTGGCGTTACCTGAAACTGTTCCGCTACTGTGGCGTTGGTAATGTAGGTTTTCTTCATAGGCTGGTAAATGCTAATGTGTCTATCGTCATTTACAAGCTGGAAGAAGTCTTTGTCTGTGGAATAGATTACCTTCTCGTAATCATCGAAGGCTTCATTCTGGCAGACATATGCAATGATATCGTCCGCTTCCACGCCATGACATACTAACTGATTCACAGGAAGCAAGTCAAGGTATTTCTTCAAACGAGAAAGCTGGTGATTGAAACTGTTGTCCTGCTGCTCAAGATCATCGAAGGGCATCAAGATCTTTCGCGCTTTCTTCTCTCGGTTGATCTTGTAGTCGGCATAGATCTTCTTGCGCTTGGTAGAACCACCCTCATCCCAAGCAATCAATACGCGAGTCGGCTTTGTTGTTTCCATTGCATGACGCAAGGAACTAAGGAAGCCGATCACTCCACCCAAATGTGTGCCATCGTCATTCTGCAATGGCACGATAGCGAAGTTTCGGATGAAATTGTTAAATCCGTCAACCAGTAGTATTCGTTTCATTTTGTAACCTATCTATTTCATCGTTGAGATAGAACTGAGCTTTTCTCAAGTCCTCTAACGTGTCATTCTTGTGTCCCGCTCTCCAAATGTACTTAAGCACGTTGCCCAAGTTGAAGTTCATGTGTCGTGCAACTACGATAGCCTCAATGCCACTTGGATTGCAATTGTAATGCTTAGGATGATTTACTGCGGAACCACTTTCAGGGGGTTTTGCTTTTAATGGACCCTCTGTTTCTGTAACAGCTTGATGGCCTTCTCCTAATACCCTATGATCTCCTACCGCATCATTTTCTATTTCAAGAATCAATTCTTCATCCATATTAACCCCTATCTGCATACTGTGGTAACAACCTTGCTTTGATCTTTTCCCTGCATATTGGACAGACAACCAAGATATTGCTATCGTCCTTATTTGCTGAGTTGCCATCAAGCCAATGTATTGATAGTAGAATGTCCACTTCATTCCATCCACAAACCTGACAGAATGACACGGGCCTTCTGTAGTTCGCCTTCTCGAAAGCTTCTTTCTTCCACTCACGATACATGTACGTATGAGCGCAAGGCATACAGCAAAAGCTATGCTTTCTTCGCGGAACGTGGGAAGCCTTTCGATAGAATATCTTTCCACACTCATCACACTTGAGCGCAATCTGATCTTTCTGTTGAAAGAGAGTCATGCAAGCTTTCGAGCAATAGTGATGCTTGTACTTATCTAGTTGGCTCTGCTTTCTATGAAAGGCTTTCCCACATTGTCTGCATATTGCATTAGGTTCCGCTTTAGCTAGCATTACTCGTCAATCTCCTCGGGATCGTCCCTGTCAATCTTCAAGATGAAGTGATCCTCAAGCACTCCCTTGAAGTAGTCCTGTGCTTCCGCTTTCTCTACATGTTCCACAAATTTCGTGGACCTGAACTGCGTTCCACCATTCAGCTTGGGATGCTTGTACCAAGCACCAGCCTTGGTGATCTCTTTAAGTTCAACGAGAGGATCGAACCAAGACTCAATATCTTGGATGCCTCTACCGAAGCGGATCTTGAACGTAGCTCTGCGAAATGGGGGAGCAACCTTGTTCTTCTTTACTGTTGTTTTGATCGCAACACCATAGACTTCCTTCTTCGCGGGAGTCTTTAGGTCGCCTTCCTTAACCAGACGCAAGCGTACTGAGGAATAGAAGGGAATCGCCTTGCCGCCAGGAGTGATCTTATCGTCCCCGAAGGTGATGCCGATTCTTGTGCGAAGCTGATTGATAAAGGCCAATGTTACATTGTACTTTCCAAGGAAGGGAGTCAGCTTACGTAGACCCTGAGAGATAAGTCGCGCCTGTAGCGCAATCGTAGCCTCTCCGTAATCCTTGCCGAACTCAGCTTCCGTTGACGTAGCAGCAACCGAATCCCAAATGATGAGAAGCGGAGTAGAGTAATCCTTCTGCTTCGCTCTCACCTGATGAATCACATGCTCCATAGCATTGAACACCTTCTCGGTAGTCTCAAGCTGCATGTAAATCAACGCATCCGTATCGATGCCCACGTTTCTCATGATATCGATAGACGCAGCATTCTCTGTGTCAATGAGGATGCATGTCCCGCCCATCTTTTGACAATTGGCAATCAGATGATAGCCAAGCAATGATTTTCCGATAGACTCCATACCAGCGATTTCAGTCAAACGCCCCAAAGGTATCCCGCCATTCTTGACATTCGAAATTGCGATATCAAGAAGGCAGGAACCTGTTGGGATATACCCTTTGACGGTAGAGGGAGTAGCTTCATCTAGTTTGAATGCTACTCCCCCTCCCTTTGTGCCAAGCGTATCGTTTAGTGAATCTCTGAGGAAGTCTGACATTTTCTGTTCAGACATTGTTCCTCACTTATTTGTTAAAGCCATCCACCTTGTCGGTGTCCTCATCGTTACCGTAGTCGGTTCCTTCCTCATCTTCGGAGTCTCCACCAGCGAGAGCGCGAAGCATTCCCTCTAGTTCTTCTACCGTAGGCTCGGGAACAAGGTCGGTAATGTTAGGACACTTCTCAAGCATTTCAGTCCAAGCTTCCTCGCCAGCTTCAAGCATCGGAGTTACCTTGGGTTTAGGCATGATATCAGTCTTGGGGAACGGCTGTCCCTTACTAGCTGGCTCGTACTTGACAGTAACATCACGACCATTTTCAGGATCGGCAATGTCACCATAGTCAGGGTCGAGCATGGTTTCGAGCAGCTTCTCGTAAAGCTGTGAACCATAGCTGAACAACTGAATGCCATCTTCTTCCTTCTCACGATCAATGATCGGAGAGTGAATACGAAGCTTCGCGTTCAACTGCTTGGCTAGCTTCTCATCGTCACTTCCACCCTTCCAGAGTGTAGCGACAAAATCGCACACAGGACATTCCTTGCCGAAGGTTCTCTTAGGACAGAGAACGGGCTTCTTGTCGCCTGAAAGGTTGTAGTGGTAGTAGTATTCGATGAACGGTACGTCACCGTGGGGATAGGGAGTCAATCGAATTCGGTTGTTGCCCTCTTGCGGCCTCCACCAAATCGACTGTCCGCGTTCCTTCTGCTTCTTGAGTCGATCCATCAATGCTTGTCTTTGTTTTTCATCAAAAGCCATAATTTCACCTCTTGGGTTTATGTTTCGCTTTGTCTTGTAATTCTTTGAGCCATGCATTCAAACACTTGTTGTCCTTGCCTCCGTAGTGGAAGCGACTCTTGATTGACTTGTACTTGTTGCCATAAAGCATCACCGTGTACAAACCATAGCCGTAATCGCCAACACATAGGATCATGGGCTTTCCACAATAAGGACAAATGTGAACACGCTCATCTGTGATTTCGAAAACCTCAGTCTCAACTCTTGAGACTATTCTTCCTGCCCTTCGCGTTGTTCCTCTTGCCATCTACAATTCCTTTCGCTGATACCCAACACGCTCTGTTCCATGAAGGCCATTCTCCTGCGGGAACATACAAAGGACTTCCATGAATGCCAGAAAAGACTTCCATGATTTCCTGATGATACAATTCCCACTTCTTAGGATGATCGATCTTATAGGTGCTAACAGGAGCCTCGGCAATCAAATCGCGTTCCTGCAAATGAGCCATTTCATGAGCAATCGTAGCGAGTAATGACTTGCGAGAGAACTGTGCGAGTCTATAGTCTTTGACTTTCAAATCAAAGATCGGATAATGCGAGTGAAGGAATAGAGTTGATGCATCAATCACAACCGTATTCTTTCGGATACTTCTTTCATCGAAAACTGTTGCAGAAGCAAATGTCTGAATGCTACCTTTCAATCTTGGCTTCCTATACTGAATGACTTGCGGAAGTTTAAATCCTGCTTCCTTCGCAGCCACTAGATAAGGTTCAAGCCAAGATAGTTTATCGGGAACATTCATTACTTGACTTCTCGTAAAAGCTAATATCATACAACCCTCCTGTTGATTAAGGCATATCAAGTATAACACAAAAGGGAGAGCAAGTCAACTCTCCCTTTCATCTATTTTTTATGGCGGGGAGAGGGCTTTAGATAGCGTCAATCGATCCCCATTTTAACCGCTTTTTCAACAACCTAACGAAACCTCTCATGACTAGAAACGTTAATCTATTGAATGCGCTCTATCAACTCCCCATAAAATGTTAGGCGGCAGATATAGGATTCGAACCTATGCGCCATTTCTGACCTAATTGTTTAGCAAACAATCCTCTTTACCACTTGAGTAATCTGCCAATATATGTAGGGAACAAGCGCAGGAGTTTTTCTATTCAACGAAGTATCTCCCACTTCACCACTACTCATAATAGCATCTTCTATCAGTCTCGCAACCACCAGAAGATATCAACAAACAAGAATCTCCACATATCGAGTCCTTTCGGTTGTGGTTATGTGCTGCGCGGTGGCTACGGTTGGTAACGATCCAACAATCTCATGCTTATGAAACATGCGCTTTTACCATATAAGCTACATAGCCGAAGGAGGCGCGGGTCGGAATCGAACCGACGAGAGGCGTAGCTTATGAGACTAGCCGAAGATGCCAGCACTTGCCGCGCAATAAAATTTCGGAGAACAAACGCAAGAGAAATGGTTACGTGGGGCATTGCCCACAGTAACGACATGATTGAAGTCGAAGTAACTCTCACTACACTACCGAAAAGAAAACGCTAGAGGACAATCGCGGGAGTATTGAGGCGAAATTAATAGTTTCGAAG